AATGCATTGCCAGCACTTTTATGTTTACTATCAAACATATTGAGATATTGTTTGCGCTGCTCCGGTTGTAGCCGCCGTTTAAAAACCACGGTGCCGCCAACGTGTGCGCCATTCTCAAAAAACGCCGCGTTGAAGTTTGACGCGAGGTGATCCTGCTCGGCTGACTTTATCGCAGCCGTCAACGGCGCCAGCCCCCACAGGTTATTATAAGGATTGAAATATTTGAACAGTAGCACCTGGTAGGGTTGTAGGATCAATGTTTTAGTGCTTGTCTTACGAAACTCCCAGTGCATTAACTCATCTTCGTTGTTGTATATCGGTTTGAACTTGTCTTTTGGGTAAGGCCACACATCCCGTGGCTCCCGCGTTTCACGTTCACGATCCATTACCCAGACAGCCGTGCCGCCAGTGGAGAGAAATGTGACAACCGCCTCAAACATTTGAGTAGTTGTCCACTGATTGTTTGGCCGGTTGAAAACGTCAAATAGTGGCCCCGATTCAATCAGACGTGGATTATTCGCGTCACCGGAGTACAGCTTGAAAGGCACTCCCGCAACATTCATGGCCAGGCGCCGGATGCAAGAATATACCCAGGCGTGTTGTTTGTACGGTTGTTTGAGTTTGTCGTGGCCGGTGTTGAGCGTGGAGAACATTGACCCAGTGGCGTGGCTAAATGTGCCGATCTCCTTTGCACGCCGGTCAATGTCTCGCCGCGACATGTACCCGAATTTATTTAAAACGTTTGATATTATACTCATGCCCAATCAAACCTCGGTGCTGCAAAATCCATAACACTACGCGCCGCTATGCTCAACGCGTCGACCTGATCGTCGTGCGTCTTACCGTCCCCACTGAATGCACAGAGTTCGTTAAGAAATTCTGCATTCCACGCTCCACGAACTAAATGGATTTTCCCGGCCTTGGCGCGACTGGCGACCGGCAACGCGTGAGTGAGTTTATCCCGTCCCTCTGTTTCAGCACCGTCAAGATCATAGCCGAATAACTCCGGCTCCCGCATAAGTTCCTGAATTGCTGCTATTTGGAACGCGACTTTTTCAACGCGCACTATTGTTTCCGGCCCGTCCATTTGTGCCGTTTCCACAATAATGCGTCGTGTGTCAGGCCATTCTTGTTTGCCACGCGTGACGTCGAGAACATAGATATCCTGTTTCTCGTCAACGCCAATCTTTACACCGACCGAGAAGTCGGCCTGTGTCCGCGTGCTGGCTGCTAAATCCCAGCCACGAATGATAGGCGACATGTCCGGGACCGCCAGAGGATCAACTATGTCGAACCATTTACGTTGAAACAACGACCCCTCAGGATCACAGAACTCTCCCATGAGTTCTTGTTTAGCAAACCACGAGATGCCATATTCGGAATCCATCATGGATTTAAATTCGTCGGAGAGGAAAGGTGCCTCGGCGGTTGTTGCGTGTATCAATTCAAAGTCAGGATTCTTGTCAACAAGAAATTTCTTATAGATCCAATTCTTACCGCGCGGCGTGGTTGTGAGGAATCCCCGGCCCGCCCGGCCTGATTCACGCAGTGTTGCGACCATGATCAACCATAGGTATTCTTCGAGAAGTGCTGCCTCTTCACCCCAAAACCATGTGAGGTTGAGGCCGCGGAGGCGGTCTGGTTGGTCGGCGGTACGAAGGAGAACTTTACTACCATTACGAAGGATATACGTCATAGCTGTTTTGGAAAATGACGCAATGATAGAACGTGCAAGTTTTGTCCAGAGAGGTACAACCACGTCTTTCAACATGGTGTATGTCGGTGCGACGACACATCCGTCACATTTAGAACGTCCAGCGAGATCCAGCGCGGCGAGACATCCAGCATGTGTCTTGCCAGATCCGCGCCCGCCGATGTAACCACGGAAACGCGCCTGAGAATTCAGGAATTGCATTTGAGGCGGTGATACAGACCACCTCGCACGCAATCTCGTGGCCATATTATTTACCGGCGCCTCTGCCATAAATTGACTCCGCGCCTCACGGCGCTGTTTGCACGGCCTCACGGCCGGACGTTATGTCTAACTACTTATCCTTCTTACCTTTGTCGTAATCGTAATCGTTGTAATCCATTGTCCAGTTCTCGTCAAGTTTATATTCTATTTTGTCTGGCACTTTACCATCAACGCGATTCCATATCTCCTTGGCTGCATGGACGTCGCCCTTTACGATGGCAATTCCCATAAACCGGCGAATGAATATTTCGGCCCATGTTTTATTCCTAAACTGTGTCGGGATTCTCTTACCGCCGAAATCTTCTGGTATCTCCTGCAACTCCTTACGCAAGAGCACTGCAAGATTTATAGCTGATTTTGGTTGACCTTTTGGATTGCCCGACACACCAGGTTTAAACTGTCCTTTTTCATTTCGGCCAGACTTTCCTGGTGAATCCTGTTCAACAGGATTCTTCTTTTTCTTGGCCTTTTTCGTTGTTTCCTTGGCCTCAGCCATGATTGTTACCTCCGGTGTGAGGTGACAGAGAAATAGAAGGGTATGAATTAAATGTGTTGGTAGGATTGGTAGCAATGTTAGAACCATTGGTGCCAATTGTGTTGGCACGGGATTGCGTCGTTACCTTTTCAGTCATTTTAATTTTAAATAAGTCTGACGTGTTTGATAATAATACACATTATAACAGATTGATTGTAAAGTGTCAAGTGTAAAGTATATGACTGACAGTCAGCAACGCCTACCGCCAAGAAAGGATGCAGAAAGTGCCGGACGCCGCGTAAAGGAAATTAACCACGCCGCCCGACTAAAGAGTAGAATGTTAATTGTTTCAATTGTGTTTTTCTCTTGCTACCTTTATATCACAAATCCCGGCACTTTCAACCACAGACAACACCAGCCAGGAAAAAAAGGACACTGCGCACTGTTGTAAAGTGGCCAAAAAACGGCCACTTGTAAGTCTATGTGTGATATAGACTTACGTTATCGTGGTACCACTACGCGTCTGGTACCGTAGTTTTTCTGTCGTAAACCTATACGTTGTTTGTGTTTATATCTGCCGGTACCGTGGTACCGTGATTTTCTGAACACTCTCCCTATACATATTAATGCGTTTATTAATTACACCATTAATTCGTATACAAAACTCTTTAATAAATCACGGTACCAATGGTACCACTAGAGATAAGTATAATATATATAAAGAGTTATGACAAAAAAAGTGGTACCATTGGCAAAAAAATCGTGGTACCGGTACCACGAATCGTGGTACCACTATACAGAAAAGGCGAAAAAAGATATCAATTTCTCGTTTCGGCACAACTTTTTTCTGGCAGCCGAAAAGTGAAATAGTGAATTTGCTGGTACCACACTTTCTCTGGTACCGTAATTTCAGTGACGAGGTGGTTAAAGAACTGTAATAAAAAAGAGAGTATTTTAGGTAATTTTTAGGTGAGTTTCGGCCGTGTGTTTTATCCATCCTGGCTGCCGAAATTGAAACTGGTATCGTCACTGTTTTCGTCAATATTCTCGTCAATATTATCAATGCCGTCGGCCAAATTTTCATCGATAAAATCTATCTTTGGTGGTAAATTCTCCTCTGGCTGCGACGTGTTTTTATTATTTTCTTTGGCTGATTCTTCTTCAACCTCTTCGGGTAGCCACTCGGTGCGGTCACAAATACCACTGAAACTACGTGGTTTATTTTCGCCGGGTATACGTGGCCGAGTTTCTCGCAAGCTACCGAAAACATTCTCTACACCGGTATTAATATTAGTAGTAGTCACATATTCACGGTGGCCGTTGTCGCGTAGCCATGCGCGGATTTTTTCGTGCAGACGTGCCTTTACTATTGATCGGCCCGGCACCGACGACCTGAAATAGAGTTCTTTTAGAGCCATTTGTATGGGATTGCTGATATCTTGTTTAACTATTACCAAATCTGCCATGCCAGCCGGGACAATAAACGCGCCGCGCCGCATTATATTACGATACGCGTTTAATACGGCGCCGAAAAGTTTAGGCATTTCTCCCGATTCTAACCAGTATTTGACAGTTTTATACTTTGGATTGCGTGCCTCGGCCGGTATTGTGTTACTGAATTTGATTATCATTAGTCGATTCCAGAACGCCTCGCTACGATCTTTTATGGTGGGAAACTCGTTTGTTGTACATAACCATTTGGCGGACGGCTGTATTGTGCGCGGTGCGCGATACTTCTCTTCTATTAGTATTGGTTCGCCAGAGGCGATGATTTTTGCATAGCCGGTGGTTTCGCTGTCAATGAAACCGGACTCCTCTTCACTGATGTTGAGGAGTTTGCCTTCGAGAAGTGCCACGCGCGGCCCCTTGCCGCAGTCTTTCAATGATATCTCCGAGCAATTGTGTGATCCTATAAGTGCGCGAAAAAGTGTAGTGCAAACACCTTTACCGCCACGACTTACGCCGTCGAGAAATAGTATTTTTTCGTGGCGGCAGTCCGGTATGAATAATGTGTATGCCATATATTCGAGGAGGAGGTTTATATTATCGGTGCGCCCGGCGAATGAGGAGGCGAAAAAGTTGAAGAGGTGCGTGTCTTCCGGTATATCTTCTTCTTTTGTGTAGTCGTAGCCGAGGATGTTTTGGCTGAACCATGACGAAGAATGCGGCGACGTGCGTATTAAGTCACCGGCCTTGGCTGGCACGGCGAGAATATTTGACTCCATTGCAAGGTAGTATTTTTCGCCGGTGCCGAGAATGTTATCATGGATATCGGATTCAATTATTTGGTTAAATTGGATTGAGGAGGACATATACGCGTAGGATTTTACGGCAGCCAGGACATCCGATATCAGCGTGCGATTGATATTGGGCACCATAGCCTCGTCGTCACCGTAGTCACGCGCGTCTTGTGTTTTACCTTCCAGGTATTTAATTGCATAGCGCCGGATTAAACGCTCCATGTAAGGGACTTCGACTGATTGCCAGCAATTTATTTTCCTGGCGGTTGTTGTGGTCGAGGTGTTAATAATTGCCGGATCTGAGGATGCGTGTAGGTAGAAATAGAATTTTTCGGCACGGTAGACAAATGTCACCGTATTATCTGCATTACTACTACTATTATTATACTGCGCGACAAATTCGCGGCCTATTGTGTCGCTGTTTGTTATTTTGCGGAGATTGTCCTGCGTTTCGGTTTTCTTGATTGCAATCACGTCGGCATCTTCGCCGGGGATCTCCGGTGTGGTGGTTGCTATTGCAAGGAGATCGGTGAATGTACCGCCAGCGGATAAAAAGTCGCGTACATCTTTTATGTGTTGGGTTTCGCCTTGGCTGTCTTTTGTTTCTTCTGGCAGCGGGAGAATTTTAACGTTTGTTGCCGGGATTTTTATTTGCGCAGCCCAGTCCTGCGCTCCCCGCGCTCCGGTCCCGTCTTTGTCGTTGTCGCCGATTATTATTACATGTTTGGATCTGAATAGCGGCAGAATTTGCGTGTATTTTGCAGAATACGACGCGCCGAAGGAGGAGGCCACAACCACATGTTTGATTCTTTCTTCCGGTGGCAGTTCTGAAATTGCGCCGTGCAAGGCCAGCATATCGGTTTCGCCTTCAACCTTCCAGACAATGTCGGCGTCGGCAATATTGCGAATCGCGTAGGCACCCATGAGGCCGGGTTTTGCGCCTTTGGACGCCATAGACTTTTTTGCGGTTGTTGTGCCGTCGGCGTGGTATTTTACTATTGGTTTGCCGGTTACATTCCGAGAAATATAACCCTGCGTTTCTAGTTTTAGGTTGTGAATGGGTAGTCTTATTACTGTGGTTGCCGAATTGAGCGTTGCTGATTCGGCGTCGTTGTCTATTAGTGATTGAACGGTGATTGCCGCGACGTTTTTAGTGTAGAGGGTAAAACCAACTTGTTTTTTGTTGACGTTTGTGAATTGTGACTTTGCCGGGGGTTTTTTCGTCTTGGCGGGTTTTTTAGTCTTAAATTCAATATTGAGATGACTTGCTATCGTTTCCAATGCCTCGCGAAACGACATATTACACAACCATTGGATAACAGCTATGCCGTCACCCATGCTCGGACTACATTGGTTGCACATTGCGCCGCCGGTGTCCTCATAGTTGAGAAACCTGAACCGGTCTTTACCGAGGCAGAGTGGGCACGGGTGGTGTTTGCCGTTGAGAACGGTGGTGTCTATGCCGGAGATTGAGGAGATTATTGACTGCCAGTTGCCGTGTGCGGCGGTTTTCACTTGTGTCTTGAGATCGTTGTGCATGTGGTCGTTTCTTTCTTTTCT